TCATAAAGAAAAAATTGAGAAACTTACTTACGGATATAGGGGATTTTTAAAGTATGAAACTTTCGATTTCTGAGATAGTTAACAAAGCAAAAGAACTTAAACCAAACAATAAAAAAGTTGAATGGTTGAAAGAAAACGACTCGCAACCTTTGCGAATTGTTCTTAAAATAATGTATGATAAAAATATGCGAGTTCTCTTGCCAGATTCAGAACCGCCATATAAAGAAAGTGAAGTAGTAGGTGCAGAAGGTATGTTATACAAAGAAGCACGTAGACTTAGAATTTTCATTAAGGGTGGTGGATATGATGACCTTCAACAAGTTAAGAGAGAACAATTGTTCATTAGTCTACTAGAAGATGTTGACAAAGACGATGCAAAACTTCTTGTTCAAATGATCAAACAAAAACCCTTGACAGGACTTCCTGTTAGTGTTATTAAAGAAGCATTCCCTGAGTTGATAAGCGAAGCAAAATAAGAGGATAGAAAAATGGCAAAATCATTCAAAAAGTTCCGTCATGGTTGGGATGATGATGAATGGGGTGATGATGAAGATTATGGTCGAAAAAAAGATCGTGAACTTGAAAAACGCCGTAAAAATCGCCGCAAAAAAATGGCAGAAAAGTTATCTGCCCTAGAAGAAAATCTAGATAATATCGAAGATGATTACTAAGAAAGGTTTGTAATGGATAATGTGATTTTGGTAGACTGTGATGGTGTCCTTGTGAATTGGGCGCATTCATTTGACATGTGGATGAAACGTCATGGATACGAAAAAGTAATTCACGGTGAATACAAGATTGACAAAACTTATGGGATTGAAAAAACAAAATCAAAAGAACTAACCAAAATGTTCAATGAAAGTGGCGATATTGGTTGGATTCCTCCATTACGTGATGCAATCAAATATGTAAAAAAACTTCACGAAGAGCATGGTTATGTTTTTCATTGTATCACGTCCCTTTCTAAGGAACCCTATGCATACGAACTTCGCAAGAAAAACCTAGAAAATCTTTTTGGCAATACTGCTTTTGAAAAGTTGGTTTGTTTAGATACAGGTGCCGATAAAGATGAAGCACTAGAAGAATATCGGGATAGTGGTCTTTTTTGGGTCGAAGATAAAATCGAAAATGTCGATGTTGGCATTTCTATGGGTCTTCAAGGCATTTTGATTGGTCATGATTACAACACTGATTATAAAGGAAGTGCAGTTCGGGTCCAAAATTGGAAAGAAATTTACAAAATTATTACAGGAGAAAGCATCTAAAACTTATAAATAAAGTTGTAGATCGAAGTAATAATGCAAACTTTGAAAAGGACGGTCTACGTAGATCGTCCTATTTTTTATAATACAGGAGAATACATGCCTAATTATTCTTTCAGAAATAATGACACTGGTGAAGAATTTAACGACACAATGAAGATTTCTGAATTAGAAATCTTCCTAAAAGAAAATCCTAACATTCAACAAATATTCAAGAGATTTCCGGGTGTTGTTGACCCCGTTAGGATTGGTGTGCGCAAGACAGATCGTTCTTTCAATGATGTTTTGCATAAAGCAAAAGATGCACACAAACATTCCACAATAGATATTAGATAAAAGGAGATTTTCTAGTTCATTTTTTGGATGTGATTAATTGATTCCAAAAAACTTTGTTATGGTAAATGTTAACATAAACAGAATGACACTTTCATTCTAAAGGAGGTTTCATGGCAAAGCAGCGTCTTTCACGTAAAAAGCGTAAACAAATCGAAAGAGAAACAGATTATGTTGTAAACAACAAGTTTTCAATGAAACGTATAAACCCAATAACTGAAAATCAAAGATACTTATTCGACTCATATAAAGACGGTTTGAATATAGCGGCGATTGGAAGTGCGGGGACAGGTAAAACATACGTATCTCTTTATCTTGCGCTCGAAGAAGTAATGAAGAAAGACCAGTATGATAAAGTTATAATTGTAAGATCAGCAGTCCAATCAAGAGAACAAGGGTTTATGCCCGGATCGCTGAATCAAAAAATGGAATATTATGAAACTCCATATATAGACATTGTGAATAATCTTTTTGGCAGAGGCGATGCATATTCAATCATGAAGCAAAAGAAAATGATTGAATTCATGTCAACTTCATTTGTAAGAGGATTGACATTCGACAATGCGATTATTATTCTTGACGAAGTTCAAAATTGTAATTTTGGCGAAATAGACACTGTTATGACACGTGTTGGAGAAAGTTCAAAGATCATACTTTGTGGTGACGTAAAACAAGATGATCTTACAAATTCAAGGAACAGGGCAGATAATTCAGGTCTCAGAGATTTCTTAAAAGTTGTTTCCAAAATGGATTGTTTTGATACAATAGAGTTCAACACAGAAGATATTGTAAGATCAGGTCTTGTCAGAGAATATATCATCACAAAAGAGAGAGAACTAGAAGTAGCATGATATGACAGGAACCGTTAGTTTTACAGAAACTGACACTGTAAACTTCCCATCACCCCCGATACCAGATTTTGATGATCCATCGGAGGTGGTGGGAGAATTCACAAGTGTTTATGGAAATACTGAATTTGCCTTCACTGTAAATTTTTTTGTTGATGGGGGCGAGGAAGAAACTTATACCGTTATTGAAGTAGAAAACACTTCAAAACCTTATTTCATGCTTTCAGAAGTGATTGATCAAAACTCTATAAGATTAACAAAAAATCCAGAAGAAAGTGTTTTTCCAGACGAATACTATGAATATGCATCTTATGATCAAAATTGGAACGTTACGACAGAACAGTTTTTGTTCTCAGAAGAAGCACCAGATCAAACTTCAATAATCGAATGGAAACAACCAGACGTTAAAATTATAAACGATAGTTACACATTTGTAGTGACATACAGAGAAAATCAAACACTCACAACTTATGTAGTAACAATAAATATACCACAAACATTTTATTGGAACTATGTTCCGTCACTAAATAAATTTGAACAAGAAGTAGCAGAAAGTCAATACTAATGCCAGCAGCAGCAATCGGAAACAGTAAATCAACAGTTTTTTCAATAACGGGGTCTGGATACAAATGCCGCTTCCCTCTAACAACAGCAACTGATGAATGTTCCACTAAAGTTTTTATAGGAACAGATGGTGCCGTTTTTGTAGGAAACAGAATACAACCACATCCTAAAGCAGGATGTTCAACAGATACAAGCACCCTAACAACAGGGTCTTCTAAGGTAACTGTTGAAGGTCAACCCATGGGAAGAATTGGCGATAAATATACAAGTGATAACACCATTACATCTGGTTCATCTAAGGTTATGGTTGGCGGTTGACATGAAAGGGTTTAAAGATTTTATGAAAAAAAGAAAGTATGTTGCGGTTCAGTATGATCAAAAAAGTCAAGAATTACTTAAAAAATGGTGTAAGGAAAACGGGTTTGACCTTACATACAAGTATTCAGGTGCTAGACAAAAAGAAGAAGATTTCGATTTTCATACCACTATTTTTTATACAAACAATGAAGTGTATTTAAGAAACGAAAATCACCCAATAAATCCACCCGGAAAGGTTAAGATAACTGGAATAAAAATGTTGGGGTTTAATAATGACATTCCAGTGTTTACTATAAAATCCCAAGATATAGCAAATTTGAGAAAATATTACGAAGGTCTTGGTTTGGAAGATCAATGGGATGAATACATACCCCACATATCTGTATGTTATGATAGAAAACCAGTAGATATCAATAACATAAAAATTCCAGATTTTGATTTATATTTTGATGAGGTCGTTGTAGAAGATGGATCAGAAGACGTTTAAGCACGTTCCCAATTTAAACTTTGAAGAATTGGATGTTGATACAACACCAAACGGAAGATTTTATGTAACCCCACAAGGTAAAAAGTATCCATCTGTCACGACAGTAATTGGAATGGGAACAGACAAATCTCAATTAGAAAATTGGAAGAAACGTGTTGGTGAGAAAGAAGCAAAAAAAGTTTCCACCCAAGCATCTATACGTGGTGAAGCAGTTCACGAGATTGCAGAACAATATATGAGAAACAACCCTGATTACAAAAAGGGTCACATGCCAGTAAATGTGGCAAGTTTCAACTACA